TCTGCCTTGTTGGCGTAACCCCGATAGCTGGATGCCGCGACGCTGTTGGCTTTGATCTTTAACCACAGGTCCAGGTAGTGGCCGAAGGTGTTCTCCACCAACTTGATCGAGTCGGGAAAGTGCCGTGCGTAATCGAAGGTGCCGGCTTGGATTTCGTACTCGATGATTTCGACCATGCGTTTAGCTTGGGCCACGTTGGCCGGAGTGTTGCCGCCCGGGATCGCTTCCCTGCATTTCTCCCCGTTGTATTGAAAATAGATTCTCACGGATTTCCCGCGAGCTTCGACCCCACTCATGTAAACCCCTAACGCTGTGCTTGTGTATCGTCAGTCTGACGATCGGAAACAAAAAGGCCCGTTTCCGGGCCAAGTATCTGGTAGCGCATCTTCTGGTGGACGCTGCTTACCGTTTAGGCTTGTGGCTACGTAGATGGGCGTTCTGCAGTTGGCGCAGCCGGCTGCATTTCAAGTGATTGCCCTGGGCGCGCCAATTGCCGCATTGGTCGCAAACGCTGGTGTAATCAATGTTCCAGGGAAAGCGCCGTGCTGGTGCTGCCGGACTGTCAGACATTACGTGATACGCCCCGGGTTGCCGGCTTGGCGAGGAGTTGCGCGACGACGGCGGCATCCGTTTCGCTGAGTTCGCCCAGGGTGCTGGCCATCTGGCTGAGGCTTTCAAGGCGGGTTCGTGATTCAGGGGTTTTGTGTACCAGGTAACCAATGACGGCCGCGCCGATAATCGCGGTGGCCACCAGGTGGCGTGCCGGTGTGGTAGCCTTCGCGCCGCTGTTGCTTAGGTTCTGTGCTTGCATGGTATAGCCCTCTGTCGCGGTTAGGTGTCGGGGAGCTGCAACTCCTCGGCACTGCTTCTTTTAAGGTCAGTCCTTACGGGCCAGGTGGATCACCAGGCCGTCAAAATCCGGCTCATGTTCAACGCATGATTGCCACTCCAACACCTTCAAAATCTGCTGCCTGCTGCAGTCGTCCACCAGGATTTCACGCTGGCCACGCCAGTTTCCTGAACTCACTGGTGGCTATCACCTGCCACGGTTTGCCAAGGTGATCGCCGTGCCTGATGCACTTGGAGGCGCCGGAGTCTGCGACGACTTCCGGCCGCGCTTTGGCGTGGACCTGCAGGTGCTTGGACCGGATGGGGAGGTGGACACCAGCCTGCCGGTTCTGTCTGGCGTCCCGTTGCCGGTGCCGGTCGGTGGGGATGAAATGGGTTTCTATGCATTCCCGGAGGAGGGCACCACTGTTGTGGTGTGCTTTGCCTACGGGTTACCGCACAAGCCCTACATTCAGACGGTTCTGCCCCACGGCCTGACCCTGCCAAGCGTGCCGAAAGGCGACCAGGTGTGGCAGCACAGCGAATCCTGCCAGCAACGTGCCGACGCGGACGGCAACTGGCTACGCCAAACAGATGGCAAGATCCAGGACAGGGCGGTCCAGCGGGAGGTGGAGGCCATGGAGAACACCGAGAGCTTCCAGAGCCACACCAGGACGGTGGACGACCATTCAACCGAGTCGGTGGGTGGGATAAAGAAGATTGAGGCGTTGGGGGCACTCAAGCTGCTATCGGGCGGATCTGCGAGCCTGGCGGCGGTGGATGATCTTCATCAAGCGACCGGACGGGATTTGAACCTGGTGGTGGGGCAGAAGCATAACGCCACGGTGGGTGGAGATATGGAGGAACGGATTGAAGGACTGCGCAAGAGCTTGGTGGGAGTCAGCCTGCAGATGTTCGCACCAAAAAACCATGTTGGGTCTGAGAGTGTGAACATCTTTCAGGTGGTCTGTGATCTGCTTGACCTAGTGCAACAGATGAACGTCCAATTAGCTTCTCACACTCACGGGCCAACATCGGTACCAGGAAATGCGTCGCTATTTTTAAGCAATTCTGGCGTAGCCACTCAACTGGGAGCAGATCTCAAGCACATTACGTTCTGACTAAGGTAACCCGACCCTGCTGCTTAAATTCAATCTGGAAGTTAGTCGTTTTTAGGTTCTAGAAAGTACTAGGGTCGGCCAAAAGCAGTCGGTCAATACTGGTCGATTGAATCAAGTGCGATTTAGACAGTTTTCCCTATTTCTTATGAATCTCCTGAATAGCTATCAGTCCATGTGGCCGACAAGCAACTCGCCCAGTTCCATATCATCCAATATGCACCAGCGGATAAAGGCAGAGTAAGGCGCTGATCTATGAATAAGCTTCTGCATTCGCTCCAAGCTTAGCTCTTTTTCCATGTCTGTAGCGACTGGGTTGTAATAGCTGTTAATCTGATCCAGTAACAGGTTGTATTGGTCAAATATTTTTCTGCGAAGAAACGCCCCTGAGACTTTTTTGTTAACGGTATGATCGCTATTGTAAACGCGATCTAAAAGCCTCCTGCTTAGTTCGACCTTTGGGTTTGGGAGCATTGATAGCAGCTGTACAGATTTAGCGTATGGGGTAATAGGCGGGACATGTCTGATCGCACGAAATACGTCAAGCTCGGCATCGCAGCAATCTATAATGTCATCGAACTCTACGAGCTTTATATTGTTGCATCTGCTGCAAGCCAAATACAGATTTTGCCAGTCGAATTTTTTGCTTTCATCACCCTTGTGAGGGCGAAAATGTTCTACGTTTATGTCGTGTGGCTCTTTTGTTTCGCAAATGTAACACTTGTTAAAAAAAATGTTACATAGCTCTAAGTAAACATCGCTCCCGTCGTACTTTTGTTTCGCTGCAAGTGAAGCTGGAGCCGCCGATGCCCTCACGGTGTTGAACATTTAAAATTCTCCCTTTTTGCTTTTGTTGATAACTAGTCTAGCTTTCTTAATGAAGAACGCCGATTCGCTATCCAAATGCTGTTCATGCTCGCCGATTTCACGAACGTAGTGCTCTAGCTTAGTGATGTCGATATTGGGTGACTGCATCATTTCGCTCAAGTCTACTATCATGTTCTGAAGTACCTCAGAAATAGGTGTGGTGTTGAATAGACCGGACAAAATAGACTCGTATGAATACAAGGATAAGTCTTCGACTTGTTCAAGAGTTGACAGATCATATATCACAGCGTCTCTTACTGAGGACACCACAAAGGGGGAGTGTGTAGAGACTATGAATTGAATATTTGGGAAGGATTTAGTGAGAAATGAAAGAATTTTACGCTGAAGAGAAACGTGAAGGTGAGCATCAATCTCATCGATTAAAACTACTCCATAGATTTCGTTAATTGAATTTGAACTCAGCTGAATTTTCGTGAGTAGCGTAGCGTAGATTGAAAAGATCGAAGAGAATCCGGATGACAGTTGCTGAAGGCTGTATTGAGATTTACCTTCTTGTTTAATGTAGAACGACTGGGACTCGTAAGCAAAATGTAATTTTAGACTAGGGTCTTCGAATAGCTCTTGAAGATCATCTTGAAGTTTTTCAAACCACGCTTTAATAGAGGCCGCCTCACTTGGGTTGTTGCCTATGTTAGGTGATTCGGCAAAAGCCTGGGCTGTTTTCTGACTCACCAAGTAATCCTCAAATAGCGTTGAGGTGTCATTGGTCGTAATCGCTTCTTGCCTCAAAGTATCCCTGCTTTTTGATGAGTTGCAAGGTCTTATACTAGCTTGGCGTGTGGCTTCAAACTTTAATAATACAGCGCTTTGTTTGTGGTAATCGATCGTGAATTTTTCATAGTTGTCGATTAGCACTGGTGGGGATTTTGATGTTTCTAGCTCCTTTGTGAGTCTTTCCAGTTCTCTTGCATAATATTGGTAGTTTGAATCTGCTTCACTGCCCATGCTAACTTGATGGGTATAGGATCTTATGGTGTTTTGTAAGTTTTCCTGTGATGCGTTCTGTCTCGCAATAATTCTATTGGATAAGTAATCAAATAGTCCGTTGATGAATTGTGTTTTGCCACAGCCGTTCACGCCGGTGATAATAAGGTTTCGATTTTTTAGATTTATCGATGCCAGTTTTCCGGAGCTTGGTATTATTGCGTTTATTTGATGAACATTATTCGGCATTTTCTTCCATCTCTATATTGCTAAAAGTGGTCTAGAGCACATTCCCTCTGTCAGAGGGGGCTAGGCTTGATAGGTGAAATGAGTTTGATTGAACCTGCAACTAGATTCGATATCTAGCATAGTCGTCTTTAGCATGCAGCAGATCTCCCTTTCTTGACAATCACAGATTGCAGCTCGGTCACGCACTCGACTCGAATTGTTTTATTAACACGATCCTTGGACACAACATCGCGACGTTATTTCGGAATCACAAGCAATTGTTCGATTCGCCCTGTCGGGACAGGCCGCAGTGCAGCACCTACCTACGATCATTGCTGAAATCTAACCACCCAGTAGCTGAAAGAGTGCGGGCCAAGGAAAAACATGTCTAAAAACCACTTATCCCCCTCCCGCCGACGGGCCTTGTGTCCCTTTTTTGTGCAAAGTCGTAGTGGGGTGTAAACGATGCCCCCGCCCAAGCCCGCTGCGGGGTCTGGGGGATGTTTCGCAATTGCACAGAGTGCAAGGCTTTGCAAAAAAGTGCAGTGGCCTTGCACATGCTTCACAGGACGGCAGGGGAGTGGTCACGCAGACGAGGTGCCCGGTTTACGGGGACTATGGCTGTGAAAACCTGTAGCAGGCGGTGTTTTCGTATTCGGAGCCGTTCATATATGGGGTCAACCAACCACTGTCGAACGCTACGCAAAAACGACTGAGAGGCACAGCCTGTATGGGTTTCAAACGTTTTGAGACATTGCACAGCATCGCCATCAGTTTCCGGCTGTTAGTACCACCCCAGAGCGTGTGGAAAAAAATGCTGAAACGATGGGCGGATGGCTTTTTTCCAGGCGAGGGATGGGAAAAGGGTAATTTTAGTAACTGGCAGGTCATAACGGGCTGGAGCCCTTATAGAACATGGCTTTCAGTCATTACCTTGGAGGGTAATATAAGGTAACGAGAGAGGTAATATTTTGTTCAAGCACCCATTTTGCTGGGTTTGGCGGCTCACTGGCATTACTAGCTCTGAAAGTAATTTTCTAACCATCTACTTACCTTATTATTACCTCTATAAAACTATATCAATTACTTGATTTTATTGGGTTTTATCTGGTTTCTCACAGCTCATTACCAAAATTACCTTTCTCGCATGCCTCAACATAAATCGCTCAAAACGTCTGTTCTGACCGTTTTCTACAACCTGGCGCATTTAAGCTATGGGACTGACGTTGGACAGATCCTACGCACGCGACCGGGCTGCAGCCCTCATAAACCAGGGGGCTCGGTTTCGAAAACCGCGAACGGGTAGTTTCGAATCTCTCCTTCACCGCCA